TAATGACTTTCGACCAATTGATAACCCTTTTTCTCATAAATCTTTTTCAATTTATCTGGCAAAGAGTCTTCCAAGTGTATCATTGCTTTTTTCTTGCATCCTTCTTCCTTGGCCCATCTGTCGAAATACTTCAAAAGAATGGTCCCTTTTCCTCTGCGTTCAGGGTCAACCATCCAAAATGTCTCTATTGCCGTCAACTCTCCGCTGTGTGGATCTTCAGCCTTGATACAACCCAAAGCACCGACCATCTTATTATTGTCTTTGAGCATGAATATAGCCGCTCTCCCACTTCTTACCATACTCTGATATTTCTTTGAAGCATAAGGAATATTTACATAAAGATGTCTTGTGCATTCTTCAAATCTCTTCATTAGAAGAGTTACCGCATAGACATCATGTTCAGTTGCCCTTACAACCTTCATTTATAAGCCCTGTCGTAACAAAATTATTAATGGTTCCATCTTTCGCCAGATACCAAGGACCGCAATCAATATCGTTTAAATCCACATTATCAATATCATACCATGAAATTAATTTAATTGGTAATCCTTTATGAATAACAGAGCCGTATGAAATTTTGTTGTTTGATCGATTATCAATGGTAGTTTCACCCATTGAGATGAGTTTATTTATCATGTCGGAAACGAAAATCTTTTCTTTTGCTTTTGATTCATTCCATATGTTTGTCGCCGCCTTTATCCGAATTTCACAGAGAACATCTTGATTATCTTCAAGGAGTCTTACAGCGTTTTCTATCTGGTCTATCGAATCAATGACATAGAAAGATGTGCCGAGCATCACGCCTATCTTCCTGCAAAGTTCAAGAAACTCCTTGTCTTTTCCGTCACTCTCGGGATGAAACGAAAGCCCAACATTCAATATTTTACCGTTAAGAAGGCCGGTATTGAGTATTTCATGAAAAAAATCCTGGTCACAGATCTTTATCCCGTTTGTGAGGAGCCATGTTGGTCCGACTTCAAGGCTCTTATTGATTATCTCAATAATGTCAGGATGGAGTGTTGGTTCTCCACCTGTAAGAATAAAAGGATTTTTATCCCCATAGTATTGAATCTCATCGATTATATCCTGGACGCTTCTATTTCCACCCGAGTTATCATGATAACAATATTTGCACTTAATATTACACTTGCTTGTTACATCGACAAGCAGTCCGTCATAAATGTTTGTACATCCCAATTTCACACATTCAAAATACCACCGAGGGTCACGTTCGACCATGGCGGTAAATATTCCGTGCTCAGGGCATTCCTTCACCATCCAAACATGAGCGCCCACCGCCAACTCTGCCTGAATTTCCTTATAGCATTGAGGACACAGAGACTTTGTTATCATCGTCGAGCTCCGGGTAGGTGTACATTCCTTTTGATTCTATAAAGGAAGAAAATCTTTTGGACAAGCTGTCTTGATCTTCTTTTGATATTTTTCTGTCGTTTCCTTCTTTCGTGCCAACAAACGGCTTTACGAGTGCCGGGAATAAATTGTATTGAGGCGGAACTTTCAATTGTTCTTCACGTATCTCCTTCATGGATTGCCCATTAAATCCATACAAGACATTTCCATAGTAAGGGATATCATACTTATGAAGCAGGTCAAGGCATGTTGTAATCTGTTTGACTGTTACTTTTTTCTTCATAAGGTCAAGGCGCTTCTGATTAAAAGACTCAACCCCGACGATAACCCCAGCGCAGTTACTTTCTTTCATGGCCTTGCACAATGATTCGTCGAATTGATCAGCCCTGAGTGAAGCAGACCATTTCAATCCCCTTTCTTTCATTGCATTACAGATATGATGAACCCTATGCTTGTCTACATTTATCGTGTTATCGTTAAAAACGATGTATTCTATCTTGTATTTATCTACATAAATGTCAATCTCGTCAAGAACATCCTCTATTTTTCTCTGACGATATCTGCAAATATGAGCGCAGAAAGTACAACTGAATGGACACCCGAATGAGGTTAAAACCCCCATGTATCGTATTTTGTGCCTGTTGTGATATTCTTCAATTCCAAATCCTTCATAGTCTGGCAGGTAATTGTTGCAGAATTCACCCTTAAAAACATCATCAACTATGGTTTTCATCAATTCCGGCGCGAATGTAGCCAATGCCCCGCCGACAACCGTAAAAATACCTTTTCTTTTACAGATTGCCGCATCTCGTTTTATGAAGGGTAAGAATTCTTCAAATCCGGTGAACATCACTTGGTCTTGTCCGTCAATCTCTTTTTCAAGGTCGTAATCGAACAGGTTGTAATTTAATACCTTAACTTCATGGCCGAATGCCTTTAGAGCCGAAGAAACATACATGAACCCGAGCGGGTAACAGCATGGATCATCAAGAGGAACATTATATTTATGGCAGACCAGAGTTATTTTCATGTCGCCTCTTGGATATCGGTAATGAATCCGTCAACTATGGTTATTTCTCCGTCAATTGTTCCGTTCCCAACCTTATAAACACCGTCAGGGATAGAAGATTGATGCTGCTTTTGAAGTCTGCTCAATCCTGTAATCCATCCTACCCATTGCTCGGTAATCATTCCATCTTTATCAACAAGAGGATGTGTTAAAGGTGCCGGTATATTTCTAATAGCCAAGGGCGTTACCGTTAAGTTTTGCCGAAATTACGACTTTCTTGGTTGGGCATGATCCCGATATTTTATATGTTCTAAATCTCGACATCCCAAGATTAAAAAATCTTTGCCGGATTTTTGATTCCCCAATCTTCCCCATGTTCGCCCATTTCTCGTGGCTCCACGTCTTTCCTCCATCATCAGAATATTGCATCCAAAGATTAGGGTCTATTCCATCGTTTAACCCGANACCTGATTCTATGTGAAGTTCAAGCATATTATGCTGGATCATACTTTGTTCTGNATTAACATTCGCAAGAGTNAATGACCATTGGTTCAGATTTCCNTTATCTGTAAATGTATCCTGATCAAGTTTATATATTTTACCATTTGCGTAGTCTCCAGCATAAACAGTATTCCCCTCTGAGACAATCCAAGCTGCCCTGAATGGAGCGTTATTTATTCCGCTCGTCCTCCTGTGCCATTTTCCCGTAGACAGATCATACATGAGAGTAAGGCCATCAGTGGGGAAAGTCAGGCAATATATAGTATGCCCCGTTGTGGTAAAACAACTGCCCACAGCATCTTCAACAGATGTAAGTTTAGAAATTCTGTGTTCTATCTGTTTTGTAGAAATAATTTCAGTGTTATATCCTTCTATTCTTCGCACCTGAAAGTTATCATCAAGCCAGAATATAGAATTCTTTGCCGCTGCCGGCGAGAATGTTGCCCCACATCCTACTAGGATATTTGCTCCTTGCTGAGAATCGAACGGAAAGGTCGCATTTCCTGAATTATAATAAAATTGTGTGGTTGTTTCTCCGAATGCTACAAGGTAACTCGGAGTAGTACCGCAACTTACCAGATTATCTGGTTGGAACTCAGCAGAAGCGAAGTCAAGTGCATCCCATGAAGTGAAATCATTGATCGCGGAGACAAAGAAAATACCCGTGTCTTTTTCGACAACAACCCCATAACCGTCTTTCCAAGCGCAAGCCAGGGGGATAGGAAAATCTTCGTCAAGTATTCTGATAACTCCCTTCGCTTCTTTGTCTATTATGTATCCCTTTTCTCCATCGATCAGAAGAACTTGTGTCGTGTTCTGGCAAAACATTACCCGCCCTGAGCTTGTTCCAAGATAAGCCAATAGCCTTAATGCATCTGTCTCGGTATCAACAGCCATCAGGTTTTTACCAATAACAGTAAGAAGGCACCCGGGGAAGGAGAATCCCCCGCGACCCGCACCGGTCTTATGTGTTTCAATGTATTCTTTTAGCCCTGGTGTACCGATCAGCATATAAGCAGCAATTCCACCCTCTGCGTCAGTCTCAACCATCATATTTATCAACTCAGAGGCGTTTTCCTCACCTGAATACCCTGAATAATCGCCAATAGTTAAAGGGATATTCATTTCACACCTATTTTGAAATTAACAGATGTTTTTTCTTCGTCGGCGTTCATCAAGGCAACAAGGAAACCGTCAGACATTGATTTAATATCAGAGGGGATAACGCCACCGAGATATTTAGGTGCTATGAATTGTGCAAGAAGATACGTTATCGCCATTACCCATTCTTTCGGAAGGTCCGGATTGTTCCCCAGGTTGTCGAAATCCTGTATTGGTCTGTGAACGGTGAGGATTAATGTCTTGCTCGTTGTTGTCCCTGTCGGATAAACATAGAGAACTCCATTATCTCGCTGTTTATCATAATAGACGCTCAACGGATTACTGCGAAGTGTCTTGTTCGGCAACGACATATAATCCGACCTTGAGATTACTTTAATTGGCACCTCTGACGTTGCGCTATCAACCCGACGAGCATCAACGATTTCCATCGGCATTGGAGTGTCGATATCAAGCCCAACTCCCATCGTATAGCTTGTAGTCCCGGGAACAAGGGTAACAGTAATGTCACTGATAAGCCATAATCCACGACGAGTAGAGAGAAAAGACATTAACTCGTTCAGTTTTCTCTTCCCGTATGAATACATNTCAGGCGGTAACGGCTCTTTATCGTCAATGATGTTCACGAGTGAAAAAGAATCCCGAATTATTGTGAGGAGATTAGTCGTGTTGTCGTAAGATCCTGATGTTGTCATAAGTCATCCTGAGTTATTGGCACTGTTATGTAAACGTCTTCACCTTCAGGGAGAGCGACTGGGACACCCATATCATCAGCCTTAACCCTCACATCTTCTTGGGGATGACGAGGATCAAAGCATTTTTCACATGCCCATGAATTGTCAAAGCGCTCCTTCATCTCTTTTATTCTGTATTTCAGGCCGCAGATATCGCAAATTCCCCAATAATTTCCGGGGATGTAGTTATCATATCCGTGTGGAGATGTTTCTCTCATCTTTGGTTTAAAACCTCGGCGTGTTCTTTCTCGTTATATAGATAGAATGTATTATTCCGGTGTATTCTCCACTTATACCCTATTTCTCTTAAATGTGCAAAATTGCCGAGCTTAGATAGATTGTGCATGAGACACGGCTCGGGCATTATTTTTGTCTTCAAAGGGAGACATTTCATTACGGCTTTTCTTTTCATTACCCGCAAATGATGGACATATTTTTCTTTTATACAGTGAACCCTGATATCATATCCATTTCTCATAAAATATTCTGAATTACAACTCCATCCGGGAAACATTTCATTACCCAAAGAATCTATAAGCATCTCGTCACTGTATGCCATTACGCAGTCTGTTTCTAACAGATTGACGAGTTTTGCGAATGTTCCTTTTATCACGATGTCATCAGGATCAACGAAGGATACATATTTAGATATCCCCTTGTCGAAGGCTTTTGTCCGTGCTTTTGCCGTGTCTCCCCTTATTCCAT